TTTTGCTTGATTTCCATTTACAGTTATTTCATAATCATACTTAATCAAGTTAACACCTCCTATTAACTGTTTAATATGCTCCAATAAGTTGAGCTTCTTATATTTGCATCATCATTTTTGAATTTAAGGAAGTTTATTAACGTACCTCCGTATTTGATATAGTCCTTGAAAGCCACTTTATAAGCGCTTAAAGTTCCATTATTGTAAGCCCATTTATAACTTTGTGTGTATGACCAAGCATATCCATAACCACTTCCATAACTTAGAATGTAAACATCTTCTCTTCTTGTATTTCCAAATACACTTTCTGCATTTGTATCTGACTTAGTACTCATGTAAAGGTCAAAGTCTGTTCCGCCGACACCCGTATCGTTTACTGTAAATATACCATCACAAGTTACTGTTTTTCCATTTCCGTCTGTAATACTTTTACCTTTAAGGCTTGGAATGTAGACTTTTGTTCCATACGGAAGGTTGAATGAACCACAAGTACGACCTAAATTCAATGGTATATTACAAGCACTTCCACTGTCTCCACCATATGCAGTTATTTTACTTTGTTTTAATTTATATACATATTTATTGCCGTCTATTGTACCTTGTTCTGAAACACAATTTGTATATTCTGTAGTACCTGTATCAGTTACTCCGTCACCTGTTGTACCTCCGCCAGTACCTCCACTTTCTGTTCCACCTCCTGGAATATTTCCATTATAGTGGCTAGGTTGAGGTCTAACTACCATTACAATATCATCTGTATATCCATAATTTCCTTCTAATGTTACAATCCTTACTCCAGCATTTACTGTAGTTTTCCCATCTGGAAGGGTATGTACTTTAGTCGTAATGTTTGTGCTTTCTATTACTGATTTTTTACCCGAACTTTCACCATTTCCGTAGCAAATCGAAACGTGAGACACTTTCATGTAACGATCTGGTTGTTTATATTGTCCGTTTAACTTTTTAGCGTAGAAAATCAAGTCCCCTTTTTTTAGTTGAGCGAAGTTGTCTGATGCTGAGCCTATGCTTCCGTAAGTTTTCCCTGTATCTACATTTCTGTAGTATACTATTCCTAATCCTACTCTATCAAAATATTCGGCTTGAGATGCAGCATCTCTTGCTAATGTTCCGTCTGCTTTTACCATATTAAAAGTCCAGTCGTAGCTATTATTCTTTTGTAACCTATCTTGTCTATAAGCTGCAAAATTTTCTTTACTTCCGTATGGACCATCTTTGTAAGTATGCCCTTTTGTAGTTGCTAATGAAAGACTACTACAATCAATTGCTTTATAATGCTTACTATTACCTTGTTTATCTGTTACCTTTTCAAATAGCGAATTTGCAACGTCTAAAGTGGCTACGCAACTTCCTGAATATGGAGTTGCGCTACTTCTATAAGTTAAGCCCTGGCTAAATGCCTTCCCACTTACATATTCATCTGTACAAGCTCTCCAATACGTTGTTGCTACTTCAACCATTTCATCTGCATATGGGAAATCATAAATTGTGTCTTTATCTGGAGTTGTTCCACCACCTGTTGATTCTATAGTGATATATTTATTTGATACATAACCATAAGCTCCATTATAAGTTATTTTATACCATCCTGTCGCATTATCTTTAGCCACTATATTTACTTTTGTGCCCTGTGCTAGTGTTGTAATTATTGCATAACTAGAGCCTGCACCTTTTCTAACGTTTAAGTTGGCTGTGGTAGTACCTACTGCTGAATATGCAGTCTCACCACTACCTACATCAGTACCTGGTTTATCGGTATCGCCTTGTGATGTATTTTCCCCTTCTATAGTCAATACTACATCACCAAAGAAGGCATATTGCTGTTCTTGGTTACTTGATGCCCATAACTCCAATGTATCTGCACCTTTTTCTATTGCTTGTACTATACTTGTTGGCAAAGTAAGAGTTTGAGTTTCTCCCCTTGCAAATTTAACGTTTGAGTCCCAATAATCAGTCGCACCTGCTGAGCCTCCTGTTGCTCTAAATATTGGATGCGGAGTCTTTGAGTCATATCCATGCTCTGTCTTAAGTCTTGTTAATTTTAATTTTAATGTATAGGATTTTTTATTCGCCATAACTGACTGTATACTAGTTATCGGTAATTTTATATAACCTCTATGAGCTTTAAGAGTCTTATATTTACCTTGACCTGTATAACCTTTACGAGCTGAAGTGACCTTACCTGTGCCCTCAACCATTGTGTAAAGGTTTGAAGTCGGTATTGAAAATACATCATTCAAATTAGTACCACTTCCTCCTGATGACGAACCGCTCGAACTATGCAATGTATCATATTGAACATAAGAATATTGACTTTTAATAAATATCGCATTTTCTGCAACATAAACCATTTCTTCATTTGAGTATTTCGGTATTCTTCTGCTTGTAGTCAAAATTGAACCATTGTAAATTGATGCTAATTTATCAACATTACCTGAACACCACCCAAGAGACACATTTGAGCTACCATCTGCTTTTAGACATTGGTCTACCCCAAAGAAATCACAGTCATCAACAACTAAATTTGTTCCTGCTAATCCTTTGATACCAGTAGCTCCCTCAACTCCCTCAAATCTTATACCTCTTATTTCTATATAATCCACGTGTCGAACACTTATTACTGAATCATCTGAAGTCGAGTTAATAATTGGGTACTTATTATAATCAGCTTGAGTAATCTCACCTCCAACAAGTCTTTTATCTGATACATACTCTATAAATATTCTACTGGATAAGTCCTCTATACTAAAGGATTCACAATTTATAACCACATTTGCCCCAAGTTTTAAGCTAATTACTGTACCCATACAGTCCTGTAGGACTAAGCCCTTTTCATTTATTACACATCCATCTTCTATATGGATTGTAAGTTTGGCATCAAATTTTGTTCCATAATTTTTTACATTTCTTAAAACTGTACTAAGTGAGTCAGCCTTGTTATTTTGGTCTCTTCCTGTTTTATCTCCTGTAGCTGTTTCCCCTATATACCAGTCTGAAGGACACCCATTTAGGTCAGCGACTTGAACTACTGCCGGACATATTAATCTATCTGTTACAAACTTTTCAGCATACGAACCCTCTCTGTGGAATGAACTTATAGGCTCATCATCATTGGTGAATATTTGCACACCTTGGCCATCGTAAACTACATAACCTACAATATTATTTTCACTATCCTCTAAGTTAATTCTTATCCCTTCGTCTGAAATATCTATTAAGCCTTGAATTATTTCAACTATTCCATCTGAATTTATATAAAAAGTAGTATTTCCGTTTGAATCTACTACTTTTAAATTTTTTCCATTTATATATTCTCCATTAAAATATAAGTTTCCATTTTTTGAATATAACCCTTGCTTCTTTCCATTATTTGTAAGTGCATTAAATACTGCTTCAGAGTCTGAGCTACTTAATTTATCATTTATATTTGTATTTATTTCATCATTTATTGAGTTATTTATATTTGCTCTTTCTAGATAATAATTCTCAAAACAAGTTTTTAAAGTGTCTTTAGAAACATTTGTTATAGTTTCAATATCATTTATTTTACAATCTACAGTTAAGTAATTATGTAAAGTATTATATTTGGTTTGTAAATCATTGTAATTTATATTATATTTTGAAGCAATCGCCCCGATTTCAATATATTCATCTCTTATATCTTCTAGTGTTATTTGTAATTGTCTTTTTTCTGCAGCTGTTAACATGCCATCTTCAAGCATTTTATCTAAAATGCAAGAATCAATAGTTTTACCTTCTAAAGTAAAATCTGTTGCTCGAATATTTACATTTCCTTTACTATCTATAGATAGAGTTACATTTCCATCTTCATCTTTCACTATCAAATTTTTAGCATCTATATACTGTCCTTTCAATGTACCTGCTAAAATCATATTTGCATTTATTTGCCCATTTGCTGTTAACGCTACATCATAAGGTCCTTGATATCCATTTGCGCTATGTGCTAATCCATTTTTATTAAATCTCCATACATGTATAGCTTCTTCTATAGTAGGACTATCACATACAACTAATTCTTCATTATTGTAAAATACATAACTGTCTTTTATCCCAGCATTTATGAAACTCTGTATCCATTTTTCTATTGAATTATCATTCTTTGCTATGTCCTTTGAAATATCAATTATTACATCATTTATATTTATGGATTTTCTACCTATATCCCTATTTGATAGTTTTATTTCTTCTACTTTTTGTGTTAAAACATTAAATTTTCTTTCTATTGCTCTTACAACTACATTTATATTCAATTTACTTTCAAAAACTGTAACTTCATCTCCTATATAAACCCTTTCTGCTTTTATATAGTCTTTGTATTCTTCAGTTTGACTTAAATCTATAAAATCTATAGTGTAATCAGCATTTATAATATCTACATTATTTTCTGTATACTCTAATTGTGCTAACCTTTTTAGTTCATCTTGAGCTTCTTCTAATGTACTAAATCCTTCTGTCTCATCCTCCGAAGATTTTACTTTTACATCACTATAAGTAAATTCTTTAGTATAAACTCTAGCATAATTTTTTATTATAGGACTATCAATAAAACCATCAATAGTTATTCCATCATAGCCTTTTGGCTTAATTCTAGTTGTAATACTATCTACATCTGTATTTGCTTCAAAACCTCTTAAGTTTTTACATGATCTTATTTGTACTCCTCTATCTTTGCCTACTTTATCAAGTATTCTTAAAAGATAACCTCTTCTTTGTATTTCTCCTCCCCAACGATTGAGAAATGATTGATCACAATCATGTATAGCTTTATACATATTCATATTTTCATAGTAAGCAGTGCTAGATGCAGATATATTAGAATATACTTCTAATTCTTTAACTCCTACTGCCCCATCTAATATCCAATTTATTGCTGCTGTTCCATTTAATCCTGTAGGCCTTACATCATTAAGCCATAAATGTATAGTTTCATATATTGTAACTTGTACAGCATATATAATTATTCTAGTTCTAGTTTTTCTTGGTTTTGTAATCCTAAAATATTCATCTCCATAATCAACCTTTATTTTCAATATGGCTTCTTCCTGTAGATGCTCCCATAATCCTGCATCATCAATTATGAATTCTGCATCTAATTCATATGTCCCATCTAAATTTTCCGTAACTTTGCAACTTGTACAAATATTATCAAGTATTGCATCGCCATTACTCAAGATTACCGTTTCTTTAGGAGTATTTTTACTAAAAACACATATTTTTACTGCTTTATTCATATTAATACTCCCTCCTATCTATAAATAGTTCTTGGTTCTATATCTAACTTAGTTATATTTCCTATCCATGTTATAGTATTTTTTCCCTTATCTAATAAAGGAAAATTTCCTATCATATCTATACTTTTATTATTATTATCTTTATCTAGGCATAAAAAAAGTTTGCTATCTAGCAAAACTCTTTCAGCAACATTATTAATCTGCACAGTAGTATCATTAATCGTTATTTGGAAATCTCCTGTTCCATATATAATTACTCTAGGACTACTTGCGAAATCACCATTATTATATATATTCGTTTGTTTTTGTGTCACCGTTATATTTTTTTCCAGTAAATCATAGTAAAATGGCTCACAAATAAATTTTACTTTAAAATCTCCATATTCTTCAAATGTAGTTTTTATATCTTCTTCTATAACTATTTTTTTTACAATATTATATCTATTTGGAATAGCATATAATAATTTATTATCTTTTATTTTAAATAACCATGTTTTTATTTTTTCTATCATTAGATTTATGTCTTGATCTAAGTTTATGGTAGTTAAAATAAAGCTTTTTTCTATATTTGGAAATGTACCTTTATTTATAGTAACTGTTCCATTTCTACCTTCTATACTTATTTCTTCATACTCTTCTTCTGACAATACTTCTGGAGGGCCTTCAACAACTATTATTTCCAACTCTTCCGAGCAAATATTATTAAATATTAATTTTTTTTCCATTTTACCCCTCCTTCTTATTTAGTATTTTAATTTCATATTTCTAGTTGTATTATAATCATCTAATTCATCTTGATTTGGTGCTACTGCAGTTCTAGTAAATTCTCTACCATCTATATCTAATTTAAGTTCTAAGTTTGAAACTATATTTGATAACCTTCTGACTTCACTTGCTGTATTATCTTCACTAATAAATTTATCTAATTTTGAATCTAAATAATTATAAAAGTTATCTAGTGGTAAAATTGCTTCTGCTCCTGCTTCTCCTCCTGCTAAAAGAGTATTATTTCTAGCTCCAAATATAGTTGGTTGTGTCATAATACCACCTTGTTTGTACCAACTGCAATTTGTTATCCTATAGGCTTTTTATCCTATAGTTCTTATAGTTTCCTATAAGTTCAGCATATATCATCACCTTTAACTTAATATTAAGGTGTCAACCACTCGTGGGAATATTTTATTCTATACTTTTCCAATAAAAAAGCATAGGTTCAACTCCTATGCGTTACAGTGACTAAGACTTTTTAATTTCTTAGTTTACCTCGGTATTACCATATTTACAATAATGATTTGCTTAAAATTTTATCTATACTCGCATATTTTGAGTATGGAATTCTTAATAGTGGAATGCAATTTTTAAAACAATACTCATTTTTAGTTTCATCTGATTGTTTTACCATTGCATATTGTTCTATCATTTTTTCTGTATCGTCACTAAATAATCCTAATCCAAAATGCTGTTTGCCATCAAATTCAATTAACATTTTTACTTCATTATCTTTATTCAAGATAGCAAAATCAAATTTTAGTTTTCTGTCATGTCTGCAATCTTCAAAAGTATATTGTGGTTCATATTTTATATTGTTATTTATTAGCCATTTTTCAATCTTAACCTCACCTTTACTTGTTGACTTTTCTTTTTCTCTACATATTTTACAACTGTGCACATCATAATCTTTAAACATACAAAATAAAGTTTCGAATACATTTCCACATTTGCATTGAATAGTTATTTTTGTATATCTATTTTTATAAGTACTTAAAAGTTTGCATCCGAATTGTTCTATGTATTTTTTAACATACTCGTTATCTAATCTCCTTTTGCTTGAAGTTATTTCCCTACCACAATCAGGGCACTGTCTTTGGTAACTATTTTTAAAATGATTCCATTTGGTTTTAAATACATTTCCGCATTTACATTGAATCAATAATTTTTCTTGTGCATTATTGTACTCTTTTGATAATAATTTGCATCCACTATTACTATCAACTTCTATAAATTGCTTAACTTCTTCGTATGATAACTTTTTCTTATTGGCTAATATCTTTTTACTACATTCATTACATTGTCTTTTATTTCTACTTTTGAATTTGTCAAATGTAGTTTCAAATTCATTTCCACAACTACATTTTAATTTTAATTTTGTATCTACATTTTTATATTCCTCAGATAATAATTTACATTTTGAATTTTCTTCGATAAAATTTTTAACTTCTTCATATTTCCATCTTTTCATCAATACCACCTCTTTAATACCATTATATCGCAAAGGTGGAATAATGTAAACTTAGGCTTCACCGATTTTGGTTGATTCTAATAACTTATTTCTAAGCTACCGCGCCATAATTAACGCTAAAATGGGGTACACTTGGAGGATTTACACTAAGTTTTCCACTAATTGAAAAATGAGGTAGCTTTATTTTAGGGAAACTTAAGTGACAATTTGAGAAAAATCCTTTTATTTTACTAATGCCATTTGATACTACATTTTTAGCACTATTCATTACATTAGATATTGTATTTTTCACTGCATTAAATTTATTAGAAACTATACTTGTAATACCTCCACAAACGTTACTTACAGTAGACTTTATTCCATTCCAAATATTACTCATTATACTTTTAGCGCTATTCATTATATTAGATATAGTACTTTTAATTGAATTAAATTTATTTGATACAGTGCTTGATATACCGCTACATACATTACTTACAACACTTTTTATTCCATTCCAAACATTAGATACAACTGATCTAGCTGCATTTAATATCGTTGTAATAGTAGATTTAATACCATTAAATGCATTTGATACTACTGACTTAATTGCATTTAAAACTGTAGTAAATACTGCTTTTATTCCGTTCCAACCTGTTGTTACTACTGTCTTTATTGCAGTTATAATAGTAACTATTATTGTCTTATACATATCAAAATACATTTGTATAGCTGTTTGTATAGCACTTAATACTGTACTAAATACATTCTTAATTCCTTCCCACACATTAGATATAGTGTCTTTTACTGCATTCCAAACCTCTGTTGCTTTTGCTTTTACTGTGTCCCAATTTTGATACAGTAGTACACCAATAGCAACTAATGCTGTTATAACTCCTATTGCTATTAAAACTGGTGCACTTATTGCTCCAATAGCACCTGTTGCTGCAATTACTCCCGTCTTAACTGCTGCAAATACCCCGGTGAGAACACTCCACCCCGATGTAAATATTCCAGCTACAGATGAAACCATTCCTATAACTGTTGTTATTCCTACAAAAGCCGTTCCTAATGCTACTACAGCAGTTATTACCAGTTGCACAGGTTTAGGCATATTAGCAAAACTTTGTAATAATGTTGTTATTCCACTTGTTACTGCACTTATCGCAGGTTGTAAGTTTGTAAGTAATATTCTTTTCGTTCCTTCAAGTGCACTTCCTAAGTCATTATATTTGACTTTGTTCATTTCACCTAATTTGTCTCTAGAATTATCTATCTCTCCATTAAGATCTCCTAACGCAAATATAGCTTCTGCAGCATTATCTTCGTACATTGTTCCGAATATACCAACACCTACATTATATTGTTCTTGCTTATCCTTCATTTTGCTTAAACGCTCTATCATTTCCTGTGTGACTTGTTTAGCACTATCTCCACCTTTTGCATATTTTTCACGAAACTCATCAGCATTAAACCCTAACTTTTTTAAATAATCATCGGCTGAACCGTCCATAATTCTTATATTCATTTCTTTAAATGCATCACCTAAACTGTCTACACTAAATGCCCCTGTCTCTGCCCCATTTGCAAGAGCATTAAACATGTCCTCAGCTGAATATCCTGCATTAGCAAAAGAAGGAGAATATTCCGTAATTACATCAATTAAATCATCATTTTTATTAAGTCCGCTTTCTGCTCCCTGTGCTATAAGATTATATGCTTCATCTGCTGTAAGTCCAAACTTCTGCATTAATGCATCTGCTGCTTTTGTACTATCAGCTATGTCAATTTCATAAACATCACTTAAAAGATATGCATCTTCTGTACATTGTTTTAGCGCCTCTCCTGCTAAACCTGTGTTTTGATGTACCAATGCCATATTCTCGCCTATATCTGATAGTGATTCTCCAAAATTATCTGCATAAATTTCATTTATTATTCCTTCAAATTCGCCCATTTCATCGTTTGTAAGCCCTAATTGTGCTTGCAATTGATTAAGCGAACTTTGTCCTTCTAATCCAAATTCTTTTACACTGTCTGCTATTCCACTAAATGCATCTGTTAACTCGTCTACACCTTCTATAGCTAATGCATCTTCTAGTGCATTTCCAGCTTCTTGTGCTCCATCTGCAGCATCATTTAAACTGTTATCTAATTCATCAGCAGCACTACTAACTTCATGCAATCTATTTTGGTTTTCCCTTAAATCATTAGATAACTGTCCTATTCTACTTGCTAATTGCTGAGCTTCATTTGAACTTTGTCCTTGCTCTAATACTACATTTTTATATTCTTCTTTTAGTCTATTTAACTCTTGTTGTTGCTGATCTATTTCTGTAGTTAATCTAGATAATGAATTTGTATCATTTCCTAACTGTCCTATTTCTTGTCCAGCTTCTTGACTTGCACTTCTTAAATCATTAAGTCTTTGTGATGTTTGATTTATTTCATTTTGTATAGCTTGTTGTTGAGTTTGTGCTCTAAGTAACTCATTATTAAGATTTCTGTATTCATTGGAGTTTTCTCCAAGTATATTTTTCGCCTGTTCTAATGATTGATTTAATAATTCTACCTTTTGGCTTGATGCTGCATATTGTTGTTGTAATATATTTTGTCTTTGTTCTAAAAGATTTATATCATCTGAATTACCTTTTAATTGAGTCGCATTTAATCTTAATTCATTTGAGAAAGTAGTCATATCTTTACTTATATCTCTTATTCCAGAACGGAATTCTGAAGTTACAGCTTTAAATTCTATTTGTGCCTGTGTTTTATTTGCCATTTATCTTCCCCTCCTTTCTATCTCCCTTTGTTTTACATAATTAATGTAGTTGTCATATGCTACTTTATTAGCAACTATGCCTTCTAAGGAAGATATATCTATATTCCAAAATAAATCTTCACTTATACCTAAGACAAGGACATAGTAGGTATAATAATCCTCTATGTCCTCTAATTTAAATTTAGGTATTCTTATTTTTGTAGCCCCTGTTATCTTCTTTGTTGCTTGGGTAAAGGCGCTCCTGAAATTTTTTTTTGCTTTGGATTCGCTAATTCATTAGCTAAGTTATTTATAAGTACAAAACTTTGTGGTATATTTTCCATAAATTCTTCTTTAGTCATTAAAGTATTATCATCTTGTTCTATATTAGCGCATAAATATGCTGTATATAAAATCGTGATCGAACTAAAGGTCGCATCTTTATCTTCTTTTACATATATATCATTATATTCTTCATATTCTTTTTTTCTTTTATTCTTTAGCTGCAATAATCTAGCAAAATTTAGAGTTAATTTTATAACCTCTCCATTTTCTAATGTTAATTCCTTAAATGTACATTTCATTTTTTTTACTCACTTTCTAAGTTATTCTTAAGCAGTTTTTTTAATTAAATCTGGAGTAAATGCAGTTAGCCATTTTGTAGCAATTTCTGAACCTTCTTCTAGTTCAGCTACCATACATTCATAAACCCCTTGACCATTTTCATCTGGGAATACTGCTACATCTACTTCCATTTCTGCTACTTCTTCAGATCCATTTGTTATCTTTCTTGCTTTCCCAGACGATATCGAACATTGTGGGTATGCTACAAGCTTTTCATTATCATCTTCATCTAATACTTTTCCTGTTAGTAAAAATCTTCTGTGCTTACTATTCTTACCATATGCATATACTCCTGGTGCTAATTGATTACTAAAATCCATTCCAAATGCTTTAACATATACTGGCCACATCATATGTAAGCTTAATTTTAAACTTCCTGAACCAGTTCCTTTTGTAACACTCTTTACTACTATTCCTTCACATTTCTTTATAACAGTTCTAGTATCCATTGTTTCTTCAAGGGAACCTACACATCCTACTTTTGATGATGCTATTTCATTTTCACCCTCAAATTTAACTGTAGCTTCTTTTAATTCGTAATCAGAATATGATTGATTATAAGTTGACATCTATATATTCACCTCTCTTAATTTATCTAAAATTTCATTTACAACATTATCTTTTACTTTTTTAACCCCCTCTTCCATAAATGGCTTTTCACTTTTACCTTGACTTGTACCACTGGCTGTCATAGGGAATACTAAGTAATTATATTTTTGTTTTGTTGTAATTCTTATTCCTAAATTGAAATTTTTACTCGTTAATGAATCTGCATCTCTTGCATGCTTTTTATTCCTATCAGATACAGGTATACAATTATGTATAGATTTCATTAACTTGTCTTTTCCTTCTCCATGCATGTATTTATTTATTACATCTTCAGCTTTATCTTCATAATTTCCTATAGCTTGTTGTATTTTCTGTACGTCTTCATACTCTAATGAAAAATTTATCCCTGCCATTATAATTCACAACCTTTTTTAGCTTTTGTAAATTCTATTGTGCAAATTTCAACTACTCTATCAGTATTATTTTTTGTTGTATAATTAAATACAATTTCTGTATCAGCTAATTTTAATTTTGTATCTTTTGTTACTTGTTTTATTATTTTAAATTCAAAATCTTCTTCTATATAATTTTCACAAATAAAATGTACCTGATAATATTTGTTATAATCCATTCTATTTGTTCCTGATCTAGATGTTCTACTTTTATTAAAGACAAAATAATTCCAATCATCATTTGGTTTTGCCAGTGAACGTCCATAATAAGCTTTATATCCTAATTTTTCTAATGCTTGTTTTATGTCATTAAGCAATTTCTCTCACCTCTTCCAAATAGAAGTAAATTTCTTGCTTTTCTCTATCTATATCAAAGTACACAATATCGTAAAGAATATTTTTTATAACAACCTTATCATAGTTAGATATATTTTTATAAAACCTTGTTTTTATTTTCAAACTTAAGGATCTATTTCTAGCTTCTGCAAAATCTAAATCTTGTTGCCTTTTACTGCACTCTTTATATGCTAATTTAACTATAAATTCCAAATCGTCAATAGATTTTATATTCTCCCTAGCTCCGAAATCACTTTCTTTGTTTTTTTCTTTATAAATCCTTATATAACCATCATTATAATTAATTGCTTTCATTTTTCATTTTTTCCACCTCATACTTTTGTCTTAGCTGCATAATGTTGTTAAAATAATTATCGTCAAATTCATTTTCACAGTTATTCCATGCATACATGCAATAATTAAGTAATAAATTTCTTTCCATACCCTCAGAATAATCTACATCTGCTCCTAATTTATAATCTAAAGTGGATACAGCATCTTTTAAAATTGTTTGTAGACGATTTTCTGTTTCTTCCTCTGTCCATGTAATATTTAATTTTTCTTTTAATATTTGAAGTAAATCCATATTTTCCTCCAATAAAATAAGGACTAGAAATTCTAGCCCTTATTTTCTATTTTAAGATTCTGCTTTTGTATTAACAGTACCATTTACTGTACTTTCTACACTACCATTTACCTTAGTATATACATAAGCTTCTTCTAAGTTAGTTATATCTAAGAATAATGCTACTGTATCATCGTTTGCTTTTCCAGCACCATAAGTTTTTATTTTATAATATCTTAAATCTTCTAAGAATTTATAATCATCTGAGTAAGTTATTATACCTTCTTTAGCTCCACCTATTGCCATGAAATATTCAGCAGGTAAACATAATATGGCAGTATTATCAGCTAATTCATTAGAAACAACTGTTTCAGTAGGAAATGGGAATACATTTTGTGCAAATGTTCCATTAACAGTTAATACTGTAGATGCTGGCATAACCTTTGTTAGATAATCAGTTTGATTACATATAAATAAAACTGAACTAAATTTTCTAGTTCTTCCTCCATGTACTTTACCAGCACTATCTGTCCATTTCTCTGTTTTAGATAATTTTGCTAATACTGCTCCATATTCCTTAGGCATAAATGATGTTAAAGCTACTTTAGTTTTGTCTGGATAAACTCCACCTGTTACTGTTACATCATGAGACACATTTTTACATAATCCTACCGGTTGGTTTTTACCAGTACCTGCAACTATAGCTTTTTCTAATCCACATAATAAAGCATCTTTTAATACAGTTCTTATGTAAGAATCTAAGAAAGTTGGACCTAAATCTAACATATCTAATGGAATTGCAGCAAATGCACTTAATTTATTTTGAGTTATATCAACAATTTTAAATGCAGATGTTATTTCTTTAGTTATTGTAGAGTTTAATTCACCCCACACTGCTGTATCTATTGTATGATCATTTAATATCCATTTAGTCAGATATTTACAATAAGTAAAATTAATTTTATCTAATAAAGGATGTTCTTCAACTAACTCTCTAAATACATCTTCTATTATTGTTTCAGGCATAATTCCATCTGGTGTTCCTGGTAAAGCAGCAAATGCTTGTTGTGGGTTTGCAGATTTACTTGCTTCAATAAATTTCTTATAGTAATTTTCTTCTGCTGTCGTTAATTGTCTGTATCCTCTTTGAGCTAATATAGATTTATCTTGTGTTATTTGATATTCCAAAAAGTCAGCTTTTATATCATCAACTACAGACTCTTGAAATTCTACCCATGCTTGTTTTATTTCTTCTTCATTCCCTCCAGCTAATGCAGCTTGCATTTTAGATGCAACTTCTTGTTGTTTTAATTTCTTATTTCCTAATATTGACATTTCATTTCCTCCTAATTATTCAAATTTTTTATTACATTAAAAAAAGAATCTATTTTAGATTCCTTTGGTTCCTTATCGTCATCATCATCGTTGTTATTATCATTATTATCATCATTATTGTCATTATCATTATCGTCATTGTTATCATCGTTATTGTCGTCATTATCGCCATCTTTATTATCGTCATCATCTTTTTTAGCATTTAATATAAGCTTCATTAATGATTTTTTTACAGATTGACTAACTTCTTCAGCTTCTTTTTCATTTACAATAGCTGTTGAAAATCCCATTTCTAATGCTTCCTGTGGTGTTATCCAAGTTTCATTATCAAGCATCTGTTTTAACTCTTCTTCTGTTATATTTACTTCTTGCATATAAGCATTAATACTGGCCTGAGTTATTTTATCTAAATCATCTGCTTGTTTTCTTAGTTCATTTGCATTTCCACTTGTCCAACTCCATGCATTATGTATCATTAATAATGATGCTGTAGACATTACTCTTTCATCTCCTGCCATAAATACAACTGAAGCAGCACTACATGCAAATCCATCACATACAGTTTTTACTGTTGCTTTATGTCTTTTTAGTTGGTTGTATATTGCTAATCCTTCTTTAACTTCACCACCATAACTATTTATATAGACATTTATTTTATCACAGTCTAATCCTTCAATTTGTTTAGATAATGTATAACTTGATATCTCTCCTTCAAACCAATCCCACGATGTTATATCTCCATAAATTTGAATATCGACTTCATTATTATTTTGAGTCAGTTGAAAATATTTTTTACTTTTCATTTTATTCACCTCCTTTATTTGTCACCTATTAGTCTATTTTCTGCTGTATCATAGTTCTTAGTTATAAAATGTTGTTGACTAAACTTAGTATTAAGTTTATCGAATCCTATTATTTCTCTTACCTCATCAATACAGCATGTTCCAGATGCTATTAATTTATCAGCTTTTTCAGCTACATCTAGTATATCTATATGATTAATAGTCGATGTGTCTACTTTAACATAATTCCCTTTTGACCACTCTGAATATCCGGGATATGTTTTTCTTGTAATTTCTTCTGATAGCATTTCTGCTATTGGATCTATACAAAATGTAAGAAATACTTTTACTATTTCATTCATATTTGTAATATTACCTAGCATCAAACTCACTGGTATTTGAAAAGCCTGTGCTACTATTTCAAACATTTCTTTTCTAAGATTTCTAAAATCAGAACTATCTTTATTTGTTGTTGGAGAAATATCTTGCAAATCATATCCTTTAAATTGTAAATATACAGAATCTTCATTTTGCATAAAACTTTTAAGTTGTTTTTTTATAACCTCTTCATAATTTTCTTGAAAAGATTTATCTCCAGCTTTAATATTTTCAAATATCATTTTATATTTTGTTCCATTTGACTTCTTATAATTTTTGGCAGCATAACTCATTAATTCTCCATACTGTTCATATAATCCGTCAATTAAATTTTTTATATTTGTATTATTAAGCTGCAATCGTAGTACTTCATCACTTTTAAAAATTTTATTTAACTGTAAATTTCCAATTGAAATTCCTTTATATAAATTGCCTTTGATTGGATATTCATCTACTACATAACTATCTGCACAATATAAATTATTAGGAGTAGCTTCTACTAATAAACTTTCTTTATTATATACCATTTTTTCAATAGCTTTATGTAATAGCTGACTGCTATTTTCATTTACATTAGGGGATATATTGTATGTATAGTATATGTCATTTCTAACTTCTTTGTTATTTTCATATATTTTTATTTCACATTTGCTTAATGCATTAGCAATATATGTTATAGCTGTCTGTATTGCTAATTCTTTATAATATATTTCCTGTACTTTTTCTTCTATTACACTTTCTATTATTTCCCCATTTTCATCTTTAGCATTTCCTAGAAAGTCTTTAAACCATGTTTTTATGCTCACAATTTTCTCACCTCCTTTTAGAATACTAATGGTGACATAAAGAATAATTCTGAATTATCCTCATCCTCTAATGTATCTTGTGCTGCAATCATAGCATGAACAAAAGCCATAAATCCATCTGTTTTTCTGCTTTTATGCTCTATCTTATCATATACATAGTTTCCTAAAGTCTTATCAGTTAACTTTGTATTATTTGTAAACCACCTCATTAGAGGATTATCTCCCCATACAATTTGATGATTATTAAATAAACTATCTATTACTGGTACAATCTTCATAATGTCACTTGGCCTAATTATTTTAACCTGTTCTTTATCAGATGCATCTATTCCAATATTCTTTATAGATTTACTTAGTAATGCAAGTCTAAAATTATCTACTCCTAATTTTAAAAAATTATACTTAATTAATTGCTCTTGTATCCATTCTGTAGCCATATCTGGGTTAATTTCAATATCATCTATGATTGTTAATAGCCCTTGACTTGCCCATTGTTCTAAAGGTGCTTTTATCCTATCTTTGTCTCTAGAATTAGTGCAAAACCAGCTATGAGTTATCCAATAGTATACTCCACCTTTTAAAAAAAGTAATCCTGCACTCATCATGTCATTAACTTTTGTGTAATCTATTCCTATAGTGCAACTTGCACCTTCTAAGTTAGGTATTTCTTTATTTGTTGCTAATATATTTTCCCATGTAGTAACTTCTATGTCTTTACTTCCTTTTGGGATATTCATTCTTTTAGTCATAAATGCACTATTTACATAAGGATTTATCTTATAATCTTCATATTCTTTCTTCATTTGTTCCATAAGAGAAGGTCTATAAGGTAAACTAGGATTAGCCTTTGCCCAATTATTAGAATCATGGACCTCTTCTTCATCATCTAATCTACAAATAAAAGGTAAAAATCCATTATCTTCAACCTCTCCATTTAAGATTAACATTGCTTTTTCTAATAAATTATCTAATGGCCCATCTCTTACATCTCCGTTAGTTGTTATATATGTTCGTCTTGGATGGTCTTTTTTCCCTAGTCCTGTAGTAAATACATTTATATTTTCCCAATTTTGATAAGCATGTATCTCATCAAAGTCAACTTTACCACTTCTTAATCCATCTTTTCCTTTTGGATTATTAGTCCTGAATTTAATTTTGCTTTTAGTCTTAAGATTTATAATTTCTTCTTTATTCCAGTAAAAATTTTTCTTCATTTTTTTTGTTAGCTTAGGATCTTCTAATATATTATAAATATCCATAAAAGTAGTTTTTGCTTGGTCCTCACTATTTGCTGATATATCTATGTCATAATTCTTTATCCCATTTGTTTGAGTAACTAAACAAAAATCCTCATATGCTAAATAAGCATTTTTACCTGAGCCACGGCCAACTAAAATAAATAAATCTGCAAATCTTGGCAACCCATTTTCTTTAAATACACAATTATGTAATACAAAGCAAAATCGTTCCCATGGAAATAAATCAAAAGGGAAATATTTCTGATATGAAAAATATTTTTCTACTTTTTCATCATCTATAATAAGATTTTCTGTCTCAAATATATTTTTTATGAATTTCGATAACAACTTTTGTTCTTTACAAACAGGAATTATATCATTATCTACAATATCTAAATATTCTTGTATATGTTTGTTATAATTCATCGTCATCATCTTCTTCTAACTTAGGTACTATCAACTTGCATCTACTGCTTATAGTTAATCCTAAGTCTCTGGCACTACTTTGACATTGTTTAAATACTTTGTCTTGCATATTTTGCATTTTATTTATATCATCAATATCAATTTCCTCTTCTTCTTTTTTATGTTTTTTTATCATAGTTGTTAATGTCTTTGTATATTCAATATATAATCTCCTTGCTATTATATATCGTGCTAAACAATCTTCATCTAATTCTGTCATTATTCCTACCGATAAAAGTTTTTCTGATATTTGTTCAAATGTCTTTTTTTCTGCAGCTGTTAAATAAGTTGGTGGTTTTATGTTTTTCAAATTTACATCTAATTCTTCATTTGTTCTTTTTTCAATTTCGTCTTTTGTAAGATGTTTTTTACCTTTAGCTTGAATCAACTTTATTGGTTCTCTCGGCCTCACCATATTCTCACCTCCTTATTTTAATTCAAATTTTCATTTAGGGAGTTTTTTTTCGTTTGTCTACTCCCCCCTCCGTTGAAACGTCCCCCAAAAAATTTACCCCATATAGGGGAGTGGGGGGTATATTACCAACGTTCTTCATTAATAAATATATCTTTTTTAGGTTTATGCTTTTCTGGGTGAAGCTTATTGTGACAAGACTTACAAACAGCAATTAAATTTCTATATTGTTTACCTTGATATGTATAATACTTCGATAGTGCCAACTCTGGATGCTTTCTAACATGCTGAACATGATGTACTGTATCAGCTTTAGTTATCTTTCCAAGCTTCTTACACTCTTGACATTCGTAATGTTGCTCTCTTAATACTTCTTCCTTTAGATACCTAAACTCTTTTGACTTATAGAACTTCCATAACTCTTTATCTTTTATCAATTCATTTATCAATTGTTCTAAGTTCTTTATCACTTTAGATATTACTCCCAACTATACTCTTTATGTTTATTATCTATAAACCTAATGTTCTTATAGCTAATCAAATCCAATGTACCATCTTCATATTCTACTAATCCTTTTATATCTTCCCTAATCTTTATGCTTGCTTCTACCCCATCCGATTCTATATATTGTTCATCTGATTCTATATATTTATTATGGAACAATGCTTTTCTATTATTAACTATGCATGGTCTTAATTCTATTTCAATAGTTATATTCATTGTCTTTCCTCCTAAATAATAAAGGACCTCATTAATTATAATAAGATCCTTTATATATCATATATTATTGTAATTGTTCTAGACTCTCTTTTACTTGTTTTATATTTGCTTTTGTAGAGTCATCTTCTTTTATTTCAGCTTCTCTATAAACATACTTAACCATTTGCACTGCATTCATTCCTAAAGAGTTAACTTCTTTAGCCGTTTTATATCCGTTACTATCTTCTTGTCCTGATGTTTTAAACATTTCCATTTTATCTTTTCCATACTGTTCTAGAAAGCTACCTTTTGTCATTATATCTTCCATGTTGTCATTACTATCAAACTGGCTCTTGTTATCTACATATTCACCAATATCTTTTATATATTGTACCCCTAAGTCAGTTAACTTATCATCATTCTTTACAGCTTCATAATCATTTCTTCCTTTTGTTATAAAGTAATCAACTTTCTCTGAACCTGTCATATCTTCTAGGTTAACCTTGCTGTCTTCTGATGTTGTTCCACTACAAGCAACACATCCAATAGATATCATACATACTAATAATACTACTAATAATCTTTTTATATTTCCCATAAACTCACTCCTTTAGTTATTAATCTTAATTAAAGAGTATCTGCTTATATTAATATTCGCAACATTTATTTTAATTCTAATAATAAGCTTCTTAATTTTTTTTTATATTTTTCATCTTTAACTATTCTTAATAAACATTCTATCTCCCATTGTCTTGGTGTGTTAGGTGTCTTCTTTCTTACAGCTAAATCTATTATACTTTTAGCTTTGTTATAGTTATGTATATGTGTATGTCCTTCCTCAAAGTTTTTCTTAGTATTATGTACTATATATCCATGCTTTACTTTATATATAGCATATTCTTTTCTTTCATATATTTTCTTAGATCCTACAGACTTATCAAAATTTGGTTTCTCTCTCATGAGTTCTTCCACTTCCCAATATTTTTGAGGTACTTCTATAGTCGCTTCTAATACTTTATTTATATCTATATATTTACCCATTTCTTTCACTCCTTTAAATGAACATAAAAAGGCTGATGTATATCAATCGAAGTACATCAGCCTTTTTAAAACATCACTCATGATTCTTGGGGTATTTGAATATTTATCTACAATATAAGTGTAACATATGTTTTCTGAAATATTTCTGAAATAATTCTGAAATCCTTCTGAATTTTTTCATTCCCCTATAATCTATTCTTTATTTTTTCTATTAAATTATCTCTTATATTTACACATTGTCTATCGCAGTAACCAGTTAGTTTTGATATATGATTCCAGTTGTTTTTCCTTCTATCGTTGCTAAAATATCTAGCTTCTACAATTTTCTTTTCTGTCTCATCTAATAAACTAATTGCAGCTTCTACTCTTTTTATTTGTATCTTCTTCTTATTAATCTTTTTAGTTTTATCCAGTATGTCTTTTTCTTTTCTTATTAATTCTTCATATACTGTATCTGTTATGTTATTTGTTACACCTGTTGTTTCTGATGTATATGTAATAGCTTTACAACCATTGTATTCTTCTTTTAATATTACTAACTCATATTCCAGGCACTCTACATCAGCTTTTAGTCCTGTATAGTCATATAGTTTTCGTTCGGCTTTTTTAAACTGTTTATCCCCTTTACCATTCTTTTCTGTCATAATATTTCCCCCAAATTAATTATATTTTATTTATTATTTTTTCTATCTACTAACCATAGTATTGCATAATTTGCTAAATCCATTATTGTATCATCTATAGATTCATCTTTTATTTCTTGTTTATTAGTAATTATCAATGAATTTATTCGATTGATCTTGTCATTTATTCTAGTTGCATATGAAATATCTCCGAATTGTTCATATGTCTTTGTAGCACTATTTCCATAATCAGAATTTTTCTTTTTATATATCTCTATACATTCATTTATAATAGTTTCAAATGTTACTTTTTTATCTTCCATTATTCTTCCTCCAATTCCTTTTCAGCTAACAAACTTATAACAAATATGATTATTGCATCTGCTATTGCTCTATTCATGTTTTTCTCCTTTTATTTCCCATTCTTCTGGAATAGCTACCTCTTGGCAACTATATCCTAATACCTTAGATATTGAGCATCCTTCACAATCTTCATTGCTACTGCATTCTTTTTTTATTGTTAGTAATGCTTTTTTTATCGATTCTTTTCTGTCTTCCATTATTCTTCCTCCAGTAATTCTTTATTTTTGTATATATTGCCTATTACACGATTAACATCTGTTTCACTCCATAGATTTTTAGCTACCTTCTTTTTATCATTAACAACACACCAGCAACCCTCTATCATTTTTACAACACCTATAAGTTTTGAATCGTCAAATATTGATTCCATAATTTCTTTTTCTACTATATCTCCCTCATATATTTCTTTGCCGTTAGCATCTTTACAACCTGTATATTGTCCAGCACTTTCCTTATCTACAATAAATACTTCTCTAATACCCGCTGTTACGTATGCATTAGATGAACCATCTATAAAAATTGATTGATGTAATCCATAACCATAAACCCATCTTTGATCGAATCTGTCATACCCTCTGAATTTAATTTCTCTCATTTTTTATCTTTCTCCTATCAAATAAATTATATTATTTTGCTTATGATGATCATATATAGTAACATCTTTTCTTTTTATTTCTACAACCATGTTATATGTGTATCTATATTCTATTTGAAATAACTCAAATTTAATTATCTCTAATCCTTTAGCTTCAATTTGTCTTTTTATAAATTCAATATCTATATCTTTTATTTTTACTCCTGGTACATATATTGGTAATA